GCCCCAATATACGGAAAATCCCGTATCTGTTAGAAATTGCAGCCATTGAGGACGAAAAGAAAGATAATACGTTTACGTCGGTTAATGGTATGGTTTTATTGGATAATGCCCCGGATTTGACGCAAAACGTAATATCGTTATCGTTGGCGGAATTGATTAAAACGAAAGCCCCAAAGGAGGCGACCCCGGACGAAAGTACGGACGCCGCCGATACCGTCAAAGCGGATGCGGTTGCCCCGGAACAAACGCCGGAACCGGAGATTAAGAAAACAAAGATTGTGAAACGCACCGGGAAAACGGCAAAGGAGGCGGAAAAGAAGCCCGCCACGGGACGAAAGGCGGGAAAACGGACGGTTGCACCGGAAAAGGAACAAAAGCCCGCAAATGCGCCCAAAAAGCCCAAAAACGAGAATAAGAAAAGATTGTTGAACGACGACCCCGAAATATGAAAACGATAAAAAGATTTGATTGCTATTTGATAAACAAAAACGGCGTTGTTTTCTCTAAAATAACGGGGAAAGAATTAAAGCCGTTTTTGCGTAAGGGTTATTTGTGTGTTTGTCTTTATAATTTTGGTATAAAATATACTATCTATGTTCATAGATTAGTTGCCGAAACATATATTGATAATCCACGAAATAAACCATGTATCGACCATATCGACGGGAACCCGTTTAATAACCATGTGGATAATTTGCGTTGGGTTACACATTCGGAAAATAACAATAATCCGATTACAAAACAACGGCAATCTAAAAGCGCAAGTAAGCCAATGACGGGTAAATTTGGAGCCAATAACCACTTATCAAAAGCGGTTTTAATGCTTAAAAATGGCGTTGTTATTAAAGAATACCAATCTATAAATTTGGCAGAAAGGGACGGTTTTAATAATTCGCTAATAGTAAGATGTTGCAAAGGATTACGCAAAAAACATAAAGGTTATGAATGGAAATATAAAAGGTAGAATTGTTAGACCGGAGGCGGAAAAAACCCGTTTGATTTTGCCCCGTGTCGGACAAATAAAAATCGGTATGAAAAACGCAAACGGTTATCCGCAAAGCGTTGATTACTTCATACCAACGGGAAAGTATGCCGGGTTATTTACGCAAGCATACGGCGAAAAGCCGCAAACAATACAAATTGTTTTCCCGGACGACGACCCGGCAAAAGTATGTAACGAACGTTACGAATACCGGGACGACGACGGGCGATTGATTGCGGCGGGCGATGGCGACACGTTCCAAGTATGGGACGGAAAGAAATACGAAACGTTGACAACCGAGAAATACCCAAACTTAATGCAGTCAATAACGAAGCGTTACCCGAATAAAAAGAGCCGCCAACCGGATTGCGACGGTTGGGAGGTTACATTAACGCTAAACTTTATTGTTCCTTTGGTTCGTGGGGTTGCCGGGGTTTGGCAATTCGCCACAAAAGGCACGGCGTCCACAATCCCGCAAATTCGGGAAACGTTCGACGGTATGTTGTTTGAACGGGGCTTTTGCAAAGGCATTATCTTTGATTTGAATGTACAATTTGCCACGACGCAAAAACCGGGCGACCGTTCCCGTTTTCCCGTCGTGTCGTTGGTTCCCAATGAGAGTGCGGATAATGTTTTGAAAGTGCGCAAAGCGTGGGAACCTGCAAAGCAATTGGATAATGAATAAAAAATGCTATATTTGCGTCGATAAAACAAACGACTACCACCGTTTGCAAAGTATTGCTAATTTATTTAGCGCAAAGCCCGTTTTCCGGTGTGTGGTAGCCCGGATTGCGGGCTTTTATATTTTAATTATGGATTTTATTATAAAAAACAAATGGATTAACGAATTGCATTTGAAAGGTAATAAGTTAATGTTGTATGCAATGATACACGCCTATTGTGTTAGATATGGCGAGTATTCAAAGGGTATTTTGTATTTATCCAAATGTTTAGGGATAAACAAAAGCACTGTAATTGATTGCCTTAAATGGTTATGCGAAAAAGGATTATTAATAAAATCAGTTCACCCCGTAGCAGAACCGGATGTTTATAAAATATCAATATTATGAAATACACGATATTAATAAACCAATATGCCGCCGTTAATAGCGGTTTAGATTTAGATTTAATAGATTTGGCGATTTTTGATTTTATAAAAGATTTCGCCAATTGTGCAAGTTGCGTTAAGATGCACACCCCGGAGGGAATATATTTTTGGATTTCCCACAAGTTAATACTGGAAGCAATGCCGTTATTGAATATAAAGACAAGTCAAGGCATGATAAAGCGTATTGATAATTTGATTAAAGCCGGAATTTTACAAAAACATCCTAATTGCGAATTGTATAACAAAACTCTGTATTGTTTTGGTGAAAATTACGAGTTACTAACATTTACCGAAAAGGCAGCAAGGATATTAACCGGAGTTGATACCCCTAAACAAAAGTTGATGCCCCCCCTAAACGAAAGTTTAGGGGTACCCCTAAACGAAAGTTTAGGGTATAATAATAATAATATAGATAATACAATAAATGATAATGAGAATACCCCCAACAACAATGTTGTCGGGGAATTATTCCCGGAGGAACAAAAGGTTGAGGAACCAAAGGAGAAAAAAACGTTGTTCCGCAATTCCGCCGTTTACAAAATGGTTAAATTTGAAAACGGCGTTGGCGTGGATTATTCCGAGTTTGAAAGTAAGTTTGCGACCCCGGAATTTGAAAAGGTCGATTTGGTTTATTATTTCCATGCCGTCGCCGATTGGAGCGACCAAAAAAACATGAAACGCACAAAGAACGGTTGGTTGGCGACCGTGCGTAATTTTATCCGTGGCGATGTGGAACGCAACAAATTACATTTGAAACCGCAATTCCAACAAAGCAAATCCAAGATAAACGTATCTGATGCAGTCAAATATTTAAATGATGATTTTTGATTATGGGAAAAGGACATAGATTTAGTTACAATTGGACGTTGAAAGATGCAAATTTCACGAAAGACAAAGGAAAAGTTTTTTCATGTTTTGCATGTGGAGGAGGTTCAACGATGGGATATAAGTTAGCGGGATTTGATGTAATAGGCTGTAATGAAATAGACCCAAAAATGAACGAATGTTATGTAAGAAATAATAATCCTAAATACAATTACGTATGTGATATAAGGGATATGGTAAAATCTAATGAATTGCAGGAAGAATTGTATAATTTGGATATATTAGACGGTTCGCCTCCATGTTCTACATTTAGTATTTCCGGGAGCCGTGAAGATTCATGGGGAGTAGAAAATAAATTTAGGGAGGGGCAAAAAAAACAAGTCTTAGATACTCTTTTCTTTGATTTTATTGATTTGGCAAAAAAATTAAAACCCAAAATTGTAGTATCAGAAAACGTAAAAGGTTTATTGATGGGAAATGCCAAGAATTATGTAAAAAAGATATATCACGAATTTGATTTAGCTGGTTATTACTGTCAACATTTTCTTTTAAATGCCTCTGATATGGGAGTTCCTCAAAATAGGGAGAGGCTTTTTTTCTTATGTATAAGAAAAGATATAGGAAATAAGTTTCTACATAAAAAAAACTTATTTGATTTAGTTCCTTTTATAGATATGAATTTTAAGGAGGAACCTATTTTATTCAAAGAAATAGTTGATTATGGCGGAAAAGAAATAAAAAAAGGTTCAAAAACACGTTTTTTATGGGATAATCAGAAAATTGAAGATAAAAGTTTATGTGATGTTTATCAAAGATTATACAATAAACCAGGCTTTTATAACTTTAAATTCTTTGATGAAAGAAGAGTTGCACCAACATTAATGCCTGCAGAACACATGACTTTGATATTAAAAACAAAACCAATGTATTTAAGTAGAAACGAAATAATAAAAATTTCTTCATTCCCTTTGGATTATAAAGGGAATGACAAGGAAATTGGTTATTTATGTGGTATGAGTGTTCCGCCTGTAATGATGGCAAACGTAGCAAATAATATTTATGAACAATGGTTAAGTAAATTGTAATATGGAAAATTTACCGGAAAAAGCAAATGTTCAAAATGTGGCGTTGGAAATATACAACCCAAAGCCCGGAATAAAAGCAATTGAGATTCGCCGTAAAATGGTACAATTGCCGGAGGTTGCAAAAGCATTAACCCCGGTTGAAAAGTATATTTTCGTGGCGTCCACAAAAAAACAGATTGCCGAGATTGACGACGAAACGTTGATTGCCAAAACCGGGCAAATGTTCCGGTTTATCGCAATGGACGTGGGGTTTATCATTCCCACGGAAAACCGGGACGATTGGACGTATATTTGTACCCGGTTGTTGGATTTGCTCAAACGCTATTATTCGCAATTAACATTATCCGAGGTTAAATTAGCGTTTGAATTGCTGATTACCGGGGAATTAGACGACTATTTGCCAAAGGATAGGGACGGCAACGCCGAACGGAAACATTACCAACAATTCAACGCCGATTATTTTGCAAAGGTATTGAACGCATATTGCCGGAAACAAAACCAAGTTATCGGCAAAGCATATACAGCATTGCCGGAACCGAAAAAGGAGTTAAGCCCGGAGCAAATCCGGTATTATCGCAATCAATCGGTTATGACTTGTTTAATGTGTTTTATGCGCTATAAATATACCGGGCGTTTAGTGTTTGGATTAACCGACGAAATGTTTGTTTATAATTGGTTGTTGGGCGTTGGGTTAGCGGATGAAGTGAAAGAAACCGAGGACGACCGGAAAGAAGCGTATAACCGATTTTTGGCACGTGCCGCCCGTGGGTTCGTTAATGAATTTACCGTTTACCACGTTCGGAAACAAGGAACCCAAAGCCCGGAAATTGATTATACAGCCTTTGAGGTTGCCCGGCGCAAAGAAATTAAACGGACGTTTGACCGAATGATTAAGGACGAAATTTATATCTATCATTATTTAAGGTTTGAAAAATGAAAAAAAGAGTTTCAGCGACAAAGTTGTACCGACTTTGGGAAAGTATAAAAGCCCGTTGTTATAATCCTAAAAGAAAGGATTATAACAATTATGGAGGTCGTGGAATAACTATTTGCAAAGAATGGTTTTGTTTTGATGCCTTCAAAAATTGGGCTTTAGAAAATGGATATAACCCCGGTTTAGAAATTGACCGGATAGATAACGACGGGATATATAGCCCGGAAAATTGCCGTTTTGTTACTCATTCGGAAAATAATAGAAATAGGCGAATACGCAGAGATAACACAACCGGATATAAGGGAGTAACCCGGCATAAACAAACCGGGAAATATAATTATGAAATTCAAATCGACGGAATACGATACAGAAAGAGCGGTTTTATAACTGCAAAGCAAGCGTATGACGAACGATTGATTAAGATTGAACAAATAAAAAAGATGTTATGAAAATAAATTGCATTATAGGCATAGACCCCGGAAGCAATGGGGGTATTGTGGTTTGGCGACCCGACCACAACGCAACGGCAATTAAGATGCCTAAAGACATTAACGAGATACGGGATTTTCTCAACTATTACAAAGAGATTTGCACGCCGATTGTCTTTTTGGAAAAATTGAGCGTTCGCCCGGACGACGTAACAGTTGGCGATGCCGGGGCAAACATGGGTAAATTGTACCGCATACAAAAGATGTTGCAAAACTTTGAGCATTTGAAAGCCATTATAACCGTCGCCGAAATACCGTTTGTTTTGGTTAATGCGATGAAGTGGCAAAACGACCTTAAATTGCGTATTAAGGTAAAAGGGAAAAAGGAGGAAAAGGCAGACCGCAAACGACGGTTCCGGGATATTGCCGGGAAATTATACCCGGAGATTATCCCGGCGTTATGGAATGCGGACGCAACGTTAATAATGCACTTTGGACGGTTCATTTTACAGAATAACCCCCGTTGGGTTTTGGAAAATTTGCCCCAACGAATGCACAACCGTTTATTTTAAGCCCGTAGGGGCGTTTAATTATTCAAATGGTTACTTGTATGGCAGACGAAACAAAAGCCCCGCAAATCGAAAATCCCGAAAAAATAACGGCAAAAGATTTGGCGGAAATGGTAAAACAGATGCGGCACAACCAACGACGTTGCCAACGGAACCCAACCCCGGAAAAATTGGCAACGTTGGAAAGTTGGGAACGCAAAGTTGATGCGGTCGTTGCTGTATTGACCGATACACAAATGAAATTGTTTTGATATGGACGAAATGGATTATATCTATTTAGGCGACCGATTGACCCGCCCGGAATTGCGACGTATGCCGTGCCGGGCGGTTCGTCGTTCCGATGGTAAATGTATAAGAGGACGCAACGGCAATATGTTAGTTGAGTTTGACGGCGTGGGTAAATGTGTTATTATAGGGCGTTTATTGCGGAAAATAAAAAAATAACCGAAAATAAAAGTTTTGGTATATCCATTATTTTACATATATTTGCGGCATGAAAAAAGGTAAATACTTAATAGAATATGATTGTTACGTTGCTGAAAATGGCAATATAACGCAAAATGATAAGGAAATAAAGCCTTATTTGAACGGTGGGTATATGACTGTAAAATTAAAAATCAATGGTTTAAAAGTTATGCGGGTTCATAGATTGGTTGCTTTGGCGTTCATTCCCAACCCGGACAATAAACCATGTGTTGACCATATCGACGGGAATAAATTAAATAATCATGTTAATAATTTACGTTGGCGTACTATTGGCGAGAACCTAAAATTTGAGAACGTTAAACGTGTATCAAAATTATATCCCGTTAAACGTATTGATAAATTAGGTAATATTGTATGTTTTGATAATATTTTAGATGCGTGTGTTTTTCCCTGGCAAAAGTATGTAATATTACAGGTATGTAACGGGAAAAGAAAAACATACAACGGTTATAAATGGGAACATAACGACCCGGCGATTTCCGGGAAATAAATAAATTTAAAGAGCGATGTATGTTAAGAAATTGGAATTGTTGAATTTTCAAGTTATCAAAGAGTTCAACGCAGATTTTGAGGGTAATGTATATTTCATTACCGGGGACAATGAGTTAGGCAAATCAACCCTTTTAAAAGCAATCGGCGCAATGTTGACCGGGAACCGGGACGCCGTGTTGAAAAATGGAGAGGACAAAGGGTTTGCAAAAATGGTTGTAGGTAACGACGGCGAAAATTACGAGGTCGAATTAAAGTTTACCAAAGCCAACCCCCGTGGGACGTTATCCATTAAATCCCAAACAACCGGGATGCGTTCGGATAACGTTTCTATGTTGCAAAAGATTTTCGGCTACCAAGACTTTGACGCCGTGGAGTTTTCCCGTTGGAGCGAAACCGCCGAGGGACGCCGCAAACAAATTGAGGTTGTAAAGGCTTTGTTGCCGGAAAAAGTGCGCACCCGTATTGCAGAAATTGACGCCGAGGTTACGACCGTTAAGGACAAAAGAAAAGACGCCAACGCCGAGGTTAAGACGTACACAACCATTTGCGCCAACGCCGAAAAGCAATTGAAGCCCGGCGACGTCAAAACGTATGCCGAGAAAATCGACATTGCCGATTTAATGGAGGAACAAAACGAGAACGCCCGGTTGATTGAGAAAGCGAAAACCGTGCGTACCGCATTGCAAACCCGGACGGAACAATTGGAGGCAATCCCCGGTCGTATCAAAGCCGCCGAGGAAACCAAGAATACAGAGATTGACGCCGCAATAAAGTATGAGGCGGAAGCCCAAGCCGAATACGACCGGATTGTTGCCGAGGCAAAAAAGGCATTGGAAGAGGCAAAGAAAAAGAGCAAAGCCGATGCGAAAGCCGCCGCCGACAAATACGACGAAACATTGGCGCAAATCCAAACGGATAAAGCCGATTACGAAACCCGTAAGAACAACGCCGCCGCATGGTTGGCAAAGTACGAGGAAAACAACCCGGAGAATTTGGATACAGCCGAACGCCTCAAACAAGCCGAGGAACACAACAAAATCAATGCGTTGGTTGTGGACTATCTGACGAAGAAAAAGCAAAAGGACGCCGCCGAAAAGGTCGCCCAAACCCACGAAAAAAAGTTGTCGGATTTGCTCAAAGAGCGGGAAACCCTTATTGCGAAATCGGAATTGCCGATTGCCGGGTTGACGTTCACGGACGACGGGTTGGAATTAAACGGCGTGCCGTTCGTCGCCGGGAAAGTGTCGGATAGTCAGATAATGGAGGTTGCCGCAAAATTGATTATCGCAAGCAATCCGACCGTTAAGGTATTCCGCATTGCGAGGGGCGAAAGTTTAGGCGAAAAGCGTTTGCAGGCGATTATAGATATTGCAAAGGCAAACGGTTTTCAAGGCTTTATTGAAGAAGTCAAGCGGGGACAAACCGATTTAGTTGTTGAGGAATACACAGAAAACGAATAATAACCGGGGGCGGGCTTTCCGTCCCCTTAAAATCTAAAACAATGGCATATACATTGAACGATAATTTGAAACGTTGGGCGGAACAATACGAAACCGCCGAGTTTATCCAATCCGACCCGGTGCAAATCCCGCACCGTTACGATAGCCGGGTAAATATTGAGATTAGCGCATTTGTTACGGCGTGGATTGCGTGGGGTTCCCGCAAACAGATAATCCAAAAGGCGGATTTTATCGACCGGGAAATTTTCAAGGGTGCGCCGTATCATTATATTGTCGGAACCGACACGCAGGGAGCCGCCCCGGAATGGAAGCAATACAAAGGCAGTAAAGAGAATTTTTATAGAACGTTTACATACGCCGATTTTCACGACCTTTGCGCCCGCTTATTCGACGTATATAGTAAGTTTGAGAATATGGAAAAGGCATTGCAAGCGCAACCGGGCGGGCGTCCGTTGGAGCAATTGCAACGTCTTTTCGGCGATGTTAAGGGCGTGCCGGATATGGAAACGAAAAGCGGTTGCAAACGCTTATGTATGTTTTTACGTTGGATGTGTCGCCACGGTTCCCCGGTTGACTTTGGATTGTGGACGATTTGCGACCCCCGTAATTTGATTATTCCATTAGATACCCACGTGCATAAACAGGCATTGCGGTTGGGGCTTGTAAAACGCCGGACGCCGGATTTGCGAACAGCCATTGAGATAACCGACCGTTTCGCCGAGTTTTTCCCGGACGA